AATTTCGGTAACGACAGGCTTTGGAAAGTTGAGGTTGAAGACAGCTCCAACAATTACAGCAGTTTCTGTTGCAGAGGCAAAGACTCATTTGCGAATTGACAGCACATTTACAACAGATGATACTTACATCGGAACGCTTATAGATGTAGCTTCTGCTGCTGTCGAGAATTACTGTAATCTGTTTCTGATGGAGCAATCTTGGAATCTTGATATAGATTCTTTTCCAGATTACTTCAATTTGTTAAGAGGTCAACTTAAAACATTGACTATTAATTCTATTACCTATTCTGATACAGACAATGCTAGTCAAACCTTAGCTGCTGCTAATTATTTTGCTGATGGTAGTATTAAGCCAGCGAGAATATACTTTGCTCCAGATGCTACAATCCCTAGCACTTACGACAAGCCAAACGCTGTGAGTGTTGATTTTACTGCTGGATTTACAGCAGCTAATCAAGTTCCTGCACCTATCAAACAAGCTATTCTTTTAATGGTTGGAACTTATTACGAAACAAGACAAACTGTAAGTGATAGAACTTACAAAGAGATTCCACAATCGGCAGAGTATCTTTTAATGCCTTATAGAATACAAGGGTAATGAATATAGGTAAGCTAGATAGACTCGTTGAAATAAAAAAAGCCACCTTTATCCAGAATAATTATGGAGAAAGACAGAGGACTTCAACTACTATTGCTAGTGTTTTTGCACGATTTGAATTTGAAAAAGGGAAAGCTGGATATGATGCTGATATTTTTGTAGGCACATCACCAGCTAAGATGACTATTCGATACACTACAAACATAGACTTATCTCCTAATTATTTTATACGATACAACTCGAAAGATTGGTTTATTAAATCAATACAAGAAATAGGAAGAAAAGAAGGGCTTACTTTATTTGTAGAAGAACAAACTTCTAGCCTTGCGACAGACATCTTCAGTCTAAGTGATGTTACTGGATTAGTTTTACATTATAAGTTCAATACAGCCTTAGCAGCTACTACTGATGGTATTCAATGGACTGACCAGAGTGACCAATCAAACAACGGAACTCAAACAGTAGATGCAGCAGAGCCTACAATTGAAAACGGATATTTGACTTTCGATGGAACTTCTGATTTCGTAAACTTTGCCTCTACTGTAAGTTTAAATGAAACTACCATTTTTATGGCAGTTTATATAGCAGCATATACTACTGAAACTACTCTAGGTAATGTAGGCAACTCTAATATGTTTGGTAGATTTAGTAACTCTACCACGTTTAGATTTAGAAGAGGTGGTGCTGGAGGTGGTGAAAATGTAGATATATCACATACTGCTTTACCAGTTGATACGCTTATGCTGATAACTTTACAGCAGACAGGTGATACACTTTTTATGAGGAGAGATGCTAGTCAGATAGGTTCTGGTAGTATTCTTGCTTCGAATACTTTTGAGACTAACAACTATGGAACTCAAAATGGAGGGGGCTTATTCGGTGGTCGCTTATATGAGGTAGCAATTTATAATAATTCCATATCAGATGCAAACAGAACACTTGTTGAAGCTGATATAATGGATAGATTATCGATAAGCTAATGGCGGTAAGAACTGGGAAACAACTAATGGGAAGTGGAGGTCATAGACCTTTAGTTGGTATGGCTATAGATGAAAAGGAGTTGAAGCAAATCATAAATGATTTAGAAAACTTACTACCTCCGAAACGAGGAACAAAGACAATAGTTCGACAAGCGATGAGAAAAGCAATGAAGCCAATGTTGACAAAACTAAAAGATTTAGTCCCAGTAAGAACTAAGCAGCTAAGAAAATCTCTTGCCTTAATAAACGGAAAGTCAAGGGGCAATAGTTTTCCCGCAGTGTATGTAGGACCAAGAGTAAAAAATGCTTATAAGTCAAAAGATAAAAGCGGTTTCTATATGTATTTTCTAGAGTATGGAACTGCTAAAATACAAGGGATGCGCTTGTTTGATAAAGCAAAAAGAACAACCGAACAACAAGTCTATGCTTCTATTCTTCCAAGTTTAAGAAGTATTATTGACAAAAGATTTAAAAAGAAAGGTTTATAATGGCGGTAGGTGCAGCAATATACAATATACTAAGCAATAACTCTGATGTAAGTGCAACAGTTGGAACTCGTATTTTTCCTCAAAAGGGAGAATACAAGCAAGAAGTTCCGATGATTACTTATTTTGTTATTGACACAACTCCGAACAATACAAAGAACGGAGTATCGACTTATGACTATGTTCGCTGCCAAATAACTGCTTTTGGTGTAAGCTATAAGGAAGCGCATACATTAGCTGGATATGTGAGAACTGCTTTAGATTATGTAAGTGGAACTTACGCTGGAGTAGTTGTAGATAAGATATTCTTTGAAGATTCAAATGATGTTTTTGATGATTCATTCGGAGAAAAAGGTATTCACTATGTCGCGATGGACTTTCGCTTTAATATAAATAGATAAGATATGAAAGTAAAAATTAAAAAAGATTGTGAATTTAGAGGTGTCGAATATAAAAAAGGCAAAGTTTACACAGTCGAAGGAAAAGCATACCGAGTTTTGAAAATATGGGATGCCATATCAAAACCGACAAACGAATCTAAAGAGAAGGACATTCAAGAAGAATCTGCACCTTCCTTAGATAACTAACTAATTATTAACTATTTAAGCTTTAAATTATGGTATTTAATGGCACTGATTTAGTTTTGAAGGTGCAGGCTGCTCAAGGAGCTGCTGACGAGTTCAAACTACTTCATTCAACAAGCTGCTCTTTGTCAATGAACGTGGACACGATTGACATAAGCACAAAAGACTCTGCTGGTTTCAGAGATTTATTAGGAGGACAAAAATCATTCTCTCTATCTGCTGATGGATTGATGGATTTCTTGGACACTGCTTCTACAACAGACCCAGAGGAGTTATTTACTAATATGATGAACAGAACAGCAGTGACTTTCACTTTTGCTCTTGATGTTCAAGCTGGACACAAATATACTGGAAGTGCTTTTATCACTTCTTTAGAGGTGACTGGTGGTGTAGAAGATGCACCTACATATTCAGTAAGTTTAGAAGGAACAGGAGCAATCTTGAATCCTACTATTTAATTTATTTCGTTGGTGGGGATGGGCTTCGGCTCTCCTCACTAACTTAACTTTAAAACCAACGAAAAATGTTTGAAGTAGTAATACTTAACGGAAAAGATTACAGCCTGCGCTATGGAATGAATGCTCTTAGGCTCTACTGTCAAAGAACAAACACAAGTTTGCAAGACCTTGACAAGTTAGGTCAAGACATATCTCTTGATGATGCTTGTCAACTTATTTTAGCTGGATTGCAGGATGGCGCAAGAGTAGCTGGAAAAGATTTTGATTTGACAATTGAAGATATTGCAGATATTTTAGACGAAGATTTTGGAGCACTACAAAAGTGTTTTGATGTATTCGGAGAACAATTTTCTGCAAAATTCAAAGACGAGGGAAACGAAAAGGAGGAGAAAAAAACTCCTCAAAAGAAAAAATAGACTGGGATGATTTAGAAGCTATTGCTTATGGCTTTGGCTTATTACCCCAAGAGTTTTGGAGCTTAACATTTCACGAGTTTTTTCTATTGCAGAGAGGTCGTAATGAACAGCTCGAAATGACAGAGAGGTTTGAGTGGGAGAGGACTAGGTGGCTGGCTTGTTTAATTTTACAGCCACATAAAAAGAAAAATTCTCAACTGAATCCTACTGACTTAGTGAGGTTTGAATGGGAGAAAAAAGAGGAGAAAATGGAACTCGAAAAACGCAAAAAAGCTGCGCAATATGCTATAAAAAAGTATAAAATTGAGACTCCAAAAAACAACAAAAATGAATAAAAACTCTTATCTAGTAAATTTGTCCTAATAAAAGAACGAAAGTTTTTAGGGTGAATATACGACAGAAGGGTGATAATGGCTTAAACGCGCTAAAACAACGCTTAAAAAGAACGCTAAAAAACGCTAAAAATGGCTGGAAAAAGACTCTCGGTTTCGTTAACATTAAACGATAAACAGTTTCAAAGTGGACTAAGAAAGGCAACTCGCTCAATGGCTAAATTTGGAAAGTCAATGCAGCGAACAGGGCAATCACTTTCTAGAAACTTGACACTTCCTTTGGTCGCTTTTGGTGCTGCGTCTGTTGCTGCTTTTGACAAACAAGCTAAAGCGCAAGCTAAACTTCAGACAGCTTTAGGAGATGATGCTAAGGCATATCAAAGACTTACTCAACTCGCAAGAGAACTTCAAACGACTACACTATTTGGAGATGAAGCAACAATAGAAGCTGCTTCTTTTTTAGCTCAATTAGGACTTAATGAAGAGGCAATAACTAGACTTCTTCCATTGATTCAAGATTTTGCTACTGCACAAAATATGCAGTTAGGAGATGCTGCTAAGTTAGTTGCTAAGTCTGTCGGCTCAAGCACTAACGCTCTTTCAAGATACGGTATTGCAATAGAGGGAAGTGTTGGAGAAACAGAAAGACTAGACTCTGCTGTTAATGCTTTAAGTAATGCCTTTGGTGGTAACGCTGAGGCTGCGGCTAAAGTTGGAGCTGGTGCGTTGATTCAATTAAAAAATCAATTCGGTGATTTGATGGAAGATATTGGAGCGATGCTTATACCGATACTAATTGATTTAGGACAAGAATTTAAAAAACTTTTAGGTGCTTTTTCTAACTTCTCTCCAGAAGCAAAAAGAATAACTGTTGTTGTTGGAATTTTAGCTGGTGCTGTAGGACCTCTTTTGGTAGTGTTAGGAAGTGTTGCAACAATAGTGGCTGGTTTAAGCATTAAATTTATCGCGATATCCTCTGCAATAGCTGCTCTTGCTCTTGGTATTTTATTTGTTGTTGATAACTGGGAGGCTTTTAAAGAAAGATTTAGTGATATAGGATGGTGGAAAAATGCTTTAATTGATATGATTCAATTTCTTATCGAACATAGTCCTATTAGTCTTTTTATAAAAGGTATTAATGCAGCCTTAGAATTTTTAGGGAAGAATCCTATACCTAATCCCTTTGAAGGAATGGCTGATGGATTAGATTCATTAAAAGGTGAAACAAAAGAATACAAAAATGATTTCCAAGACTTTAGCACCTTCATAGGGAATCAAGCTGAAAAAATAAAAAAATCACTGGGCGGATTAGGGGATGCTTTTGGTTTAGGTCAAGGAGGAGGAGAAAGTCAACCTCAAGCACCTAAATTTGATTTAAGTAAATTCACAGACTTTTCTTTTAGAATTACTCCAATAGTAGAGCCAGCAGCTTTTTCTTTACTTGTAAAAACAAAAGAGGAAATTGATGCTCTCAATGAGGCAGCAAAAAAATTGGCTCAAACTCAAATGGATGTTGCTCAAACATTTAAATCTGCTTTTCATTCAATGGCGGTAAGTGCGGAAGCAAGCGGAAAACAAATGGCGGATGCTGCCGCAAACGCTGCCAGACAAGTTATTAAAGCAAAAGTTGCAGAAGCTACGGCTGCTTATGTTGCAGATGCTTTTTCAAAATTCGGACTATTAGGACTTGTTTTAGGTGCTGCTGCTGGAAGTATAGTTGGTAGTATATTTAATAAAGTAATCCCCCCCTTTGCAGATGGTGGAATGGTTAGTGGAGCTACATTAGCAATGGTAGGTGAAGGAGCAGGAACAAGCGCAGTCAATCCAGAGGTTATTGCACCCCTTGACAAGCTACAAGGAATGATAGGAAACACTGGCGGTCAAGTTGAGGTATTCGGTAGATTAAGCGGCTCTGATATATTACTAGCAAGTGATAGAGCAAAAGGAAACAGAAACAGAACAAGAGGTTACTAATGGCGTTAAGAAGAACAGCAGAATTTCAAAACGATAAGGGTATTTATTACAAGTTAGAGATTTATGATAGTTCTCTAGGTAGCCCTTCAACAAGCACTTTTCAGCTTGGAGGTAGTGGATTCAAACTAACTTACGAAACACAGGACAGAACTAGGTTTTCTGGTGTTATCCCTTCCAATGTTTCTTTTGATATTGTTCCAATAGTTGGAGCAGACCAGACTTTAGTTGATGACATTGCTACCGCCTCTTATGGTCGTTTTCAATTGAAGATATTAAAGTCTAGTGATGGAACAAACTACAATAACTACTGGGCTGGAAATATTTTAACTGATGTTAGCTCTAGACAAAATCTATCTTTATTAGCTGGAACACAGCAAACATTAACTGCTACAGATGGACTTGCTGAATTAGTGGATGTAAGTTGGAAGACAGGCAATAGTTATACTACAGGAACTACTTACAGATTCCTACAAATTATTCTAAACATCTTAAGAGATACTTCTATTCTTAACACTTCTCAGTATTGGGGTGCAACCGATAATTTCATTTCCACTCAAGTCAACTGGTATAGCGCCCAAATGCCAACCCCTGCAGCAGACAAAGACCCCTTGCATTACTCTGGAATAAAACCCAAAGCATTACAAAAAGAAGAAAACAATCAATTTGTTCCAATTGATGCTTTTGATGCTTTAAATAGAATTATGAAATGTTGGGGAGCTAGACTATTTTTATCTGACGGTGTGTGGTATATAACTCAGCCAAATGGTTACGCAGATGACAATTATCAAAGAAACTATCGTAAGGGGAATACTACCTTAATAACAAGCTCCTCATCTCAGCTTGTAACGAATGATGGAGTAGTTTTAGGCGGTGGAACATTTGACTCTTTAAATCCAGTCAATCAAGTGCAGATGTATTATGATTTACTATATAGCTATCAATTGCTACAATTTGATATTGCGCTCTGGATGACAAAAGTAGGACCAGCACTTCAAAAAACAGACCCTCCTACTACCACAGTTAACGGAGGAAGCTCACATTCTCCAACTATTGGAACACTATTCTCTCAATCTGTTGGCTTAGTTACTGGTGGCACAGATGCTCCAACAGCTAGTCTTGAATGGAATCTATTGTTCAGACCTCAGCTCATATATTATGATGGCTCATATTTAACTAATTCAACAGCGAACGCTTCTATGTTGTCTGATTGGAATACTAGCAAGGCTGCGGTTGGACTATCTGTATTTGCTGGGAATTTAAAAAGTAAATTATCTCTAAGATTAAAATTGGTTGGTGATTTAGGAACAACCTATTATTTGTATATTACATCTGGACAAAATGGTTCTACTCACGAATGGGTGACAAACTCAGTCTTTTCTGGCTATCCTCATATCTTTCAAGGAACTTTATCTGATTATACAAACCCTACTTCATCTTCTTACAATTTACAGCCTCGTTCTGGTAGCTCGATTGGTTCTCAAACAGGTTCATTGAATGCAATCCCAGACTCTGGAGAGCTATTTATAGAAGGATTTGCTCGTTTTTTATGGGTGGACACCAACGGTGGCTACGAGGAAACGGACCAGATTACAAGTGGTGATGCCTTATATCCAGACCAAACAGGTTCAGTTATAAAAGGTTTAGCTGTTGGTATGAACAAGCCAGACGGAACAGATTACTACCTCCGTTATCTTATAGACGGACAGCCTACAAGTCAGCAGCTTATCAATGCAACTCAAGGAACTGCTGTTTCAAATGTTGTTCTTGAAATTGAACCAACAAACTTAGGAAGTGGACCTACTGCACAAACGCCTACCAGAATTATAACTTTTGATGCCGCAGGCAACGGAGACGATGGAACTGCTACTACTTGGCAAGTATATCAAGAAGCTACTGGAGATGGTGAAACTGGAAGCATAACTAAAATACTTTGTAAGGAGGTTTTAGCTGGAAGAAAGGTGGGTATCAATGTTTACAATGGCTCCCTTCAAACAGATACGACCAGAAACTATGAGTATTACCTAGCATTCACTAATTTTCTATCTACTAAAGTTTTTGTTCCAAATCAAATGACATACAACGCAAATGCTGGAATCTGGGAGGGTCAATGGATTGAAGCGAATCCAGACGGGACTGGTCAAACCTACGGTTCATCAGATGTCATTGCTGACACTGATACTAATGCAAACTTAACAACTGAATGGTGATATGCAAGCTGCTACTTACAATAACACTTTAATTAACTCATCACTGACTGTAGTGACTACTACCTCAACTGTAAAAGAGGGGGCTACTTCTTTGACTGTAGCTTCTGGAAATAAAGTAGTCGCTAAAAGTGGAGAGAAGGTTTTTTTATATACTAAGTTTTCTAATGATTTATACCTTCTTACTTTAACGGCAGACTTAGGAACTTCTACTACTTGTTCTTTTAGCGCAACAGATTTTCAAGACTTTATTCCCGAAGGTAGCGTTGTATTAATGCCACAGGAAGGAATGTTTGATAAGGTAAACAATACGGATTTATACTTTCATCAATCAATATACAGCGTGGATGCTACTACTAATGATTTCTTATCTGCCTATGGTAGTAATGCTTTCACAGTAGATGCTGGGTTAATTTTAACAGATGGAGCTACAAGACGTAACTACTTTTCTGCTCACTATAGTTGTTTCGTTGCTCCTTATGCTTGCACTTTAAAAAAGATTAAAGGATGGGCTAATAGTAATGCTGGAGCTTCAGAAGGTGCTGTTATTACTGTTTGGACAGCAACTCCCAACTCTAATTCTAGTTCAGATTTAACAATTGACCTTGTCCACGCATTCACTCTTACGAGTCAAAATGATAGCACCTATGTATTCGATTTAGAGCAAGATACCTCAGCTCTTGCAGATGCTCAACTAGCAGAAGGAGATATTATCTTTGTAAGTATAAGAAGAACAGGAAGTAGATTAGGAAGGGCTAACTGGTATGCTCAAATCGGGTTTGATGCTGAAATGTTTAAACAACCAATATAATGAAAACAATACTCAAAGAGTGCAGCGATGTCCTCACATTAAATATAATAACTTTAGGAATTTCCTTCACTCAAGTTGAAATGCTTTTGAAGATTGTTCTTTTGCTATTATCTATTATTTATACAGCAGATAAGTTGATTAAAAATAGAAAAGAAAAATGATTCAAAAAGACTTAACTCTATCAATTGGTAATATTATCTGGATTGTTGGTATAATATTTACAATGGGGATTGCTTACAGTCAGATTGCTCAACTTGATGAAGATATAGTTGTGCTTGAAAATAGATTAGAAAAAAAAATTAAAATAATCAACGAATGTGAGGATAGGATTGTGGAATTAGAAAAAGAGATAGCTACATTAAACAACTGTAAACATAATAAGAGATGAAAAATTTAATCTGCAAAACAATATACTATTTGACTTTTAAAAAGGTTTGTATTGGTATCTGTAAAAACTGTAAGAAATAATGGAGGAGATTTTACAATTAATAGAACGCTACGGATTGACACTAATCCTATTACTTGGTGCTTTGTATGCCTTATATAAGTTTTTTGTATTTAGTATATACGAGGTAAAAGGTGAATTTTCAAAACACCACGAAAACGCTGCGAAAGATATGCAATACATAAAAAGCAAAATAGATACTATTCTAGAGTTCATCAAAAAAAATAGTTAAATGGCAAAAGGAATAAACTTCACCTATCGTGAAAAAAACAAAAAGAAAAGAAAAAAAATCCACTCAAAAAACAAAAGCCGAACCAAAGGTGGCAAGCAATACCAAAAAAGAAATGTCGGTCAAGGCAAATAACATAGTTGTAATATGGTGTTAAATTATTTTAATTTTCAAGAGTTTGACAGCCCAGATGAAATAGGTTCTGGAATGCCTATAGAACAAGGCGGTAAAATGGATAAGGAGTTTTTATTCAAACTTGATGAAGCTCGAATGATGGCGGGAACTCCTTTTAAAATTACAAGCGGTTACAGAACAGAGGCGCACAATAAAAAGGTAGGAGGAGTGAAAGGAAGCTCACATACAAAAGGATGTGCAGTTGATATTGCTATCAATAGTGGACTCCAAAGAAGTGTTATTGTATGTGCTTTAGCAAAAGCGGGCTTTACTAGGATAGGGATTGCAAAGACTTTTGTTCACGTAGACTTAGACAAAGAAAAACAACAATCAATCTGGTTATATGCTTAATAATTTAATCGGTGGCTTGTTCACCACACTATCTAAACAGGCATCTACTATCATAGATGAAACAGTTACCACAAAAGAGGAAAAGTGGAAGCTTAAAAATGAACTCACTCAAATAATCAACGAAGCAGAAAAAAACGCAAGTCAAGAAGTGTCCAATCGTTGGCAATACGATATGCAATGGGGAAACAAATTGAGCAAATCAATTAGACCATTAACACTTATATTTTTGACCTTAGTTTTTACAATTATTTCTTTTGCTGATGGTAACATTGGCGGTTTCCAACTTAACAAAGACTTTTTACCAATTTGGAATACTATTTTATTATCTGTTTACTCTGCTTACTTTGTTGGTCGTTCGATTGAGAAAGTAAAACAGAAACAATGAAAAACCAAAAGAGATACCGTCTAAATGAGGATGAGTGGAGGTTGATTGATGATTACAGACAAGATAAAAAAAATAAAGCACTACTAGAAAAAGAATGCAACGAAGCTGGCATTGATGTTGGCTCGGTGCATCACTATTGGTATAAAAGCAAAAAATTCTCAATTTTTGCCAAACCAAATGAGTTCTCAAGAGATGAATTTCTACAAAGCATAGAGAATTTAATCTCTAATTACTCTCCTTCCTACCCATCTATTGACTATCCTAAAAGAAAAGAAGGACATCTTTTGGTGATAAATCCAGCAGACGTTCATATTGGTAAATATGCAGATGCTTTAGAAACAGGGGACACATATAATGTTAAAATTGCTAGAAAACGCATTTTAGACGGTGTTAGAGGCATTATCTCAAAAGCTGATGGGTTTTCTATCCAAAAGGTCTTGTTTTGTATAGGAAACGATATTCTTCACACGGACAATGTTCAAGGAACTACAACCAAAGGCACAAGACAGGACACTGATGGTAAATGGTATAGACACTTCACCACAGCTCTAGAGGTTTATGTTGAGTGTGTTGAAATGCTTATGAACTTAGCTCCTGTTGATTGTGTTCATTCAATGAGTAATCACGATTATATCAGTGGATTCCATTTAGCGCACGCTTTGAAGTCTTGGTTCAGAAATACTGATTCTGTCACTGTGGATGATTCACCTATACATAGAAAGTATTATGTTTATGGAAGCTCTCTTATTGGATTAACTCACGGAGATGGTGCAAAAACAAGCAGTCTCGCTTTAATTATGGCACAAGAAAAACCGAAGTTGTGGGCAAAGACAAAGCACAGGTATTGGTATCTACACCACATCCATCACAAGCAAAGATTTAAGTATTTAACGAGCTATGATGAAATTTCAGTCACTTTAGAATTTCTTAGAAGCCCTAGTGGAACGGATGCGTGGCACTATCAAAAAGGTTATATTGGAAGCCCTAAAGCTGTTGAAGGTTTTATTCATTCTAAAGAAAATGGTCAGATTGCACATTTAACCCATATTTTTTGATATATTTGCGCTGTTTTTGGAAAAAAATAAACTCATTTTTTCATTGTTTGTTAGTAATTGGGGGTGTAAAAGCCCCCTTTTTCTTTTTTATTTTCATAGTTATTAACAGCCCTCTATATCTAGTAATGTTAATTATTTATTAAATTATTCAACTTTTTTTTGTTGAAAGTCTTGTGTAATTGGTTGGGAGTGCTTATATTTGCTCCATAATTATTAACAAAAACACAAAACAATGGAATCAAAAGAATTACAATTAACAGACAAAGAACTAAAACTATTATTATATAAATTAGTTCAATCAACAAGCGATGAAAGCTTAGAAGACCCTAAACTTTTAGTTAGTCAATTATATGACAAACTGCACGAAACATTAGAAAAAAAATAATTAACAAATAAAAACCCTACCGCCCCGCACTGAAATAAATGCGGGGTTTTTGGGTGCAAGGCAACCAAGCCAAGCACTGTCTTAAACGACAAAAGGTCTTTACATATTGAAAAAAAGTTTGAACAACAAGGAAAACTGCATTACCGAAAGGTAAGTTAAATTTAAGGGAACAGGATTGAAAGAGCATCCTAAACATTGAGGTTGAGTAGTGAATTTTAGAATTAAAAGATTGCAAGGGAATAGACAAATACTTGCAATTAACCAAAAATCAAAAGATGTTTCCTTTGCAGATTGGGGGGTAAAACCATTAACCCTTAAACGAAAGATAAGTAACCAGTTTGATAGCTGTGGAATGGAATGAAACGCTTGGGAAACCAAAATCTATCAATAAGTTTCAATCTGCTTATACACCCTAACTTGTTTTTTTCAATACACCCTACCTCGCACTGAAAGAAATGCGGGGTTTTGGTGGTATAAAACAAATATTTTAAACAATGAAAAAAGATTTGATTAACAGTTTATTCTTTAATCCTAAAGAAGAACTAAAAACAAGACTTCTTAACGCTGAGATGGTAGAGGCTACTATTAATCAGCTAATCGCAGAACTTAAAGAGCAAGAGATTCGAAATGCTGAACTCATAAAGGTATATCAGCAAGAAAGAGACTTTGATGACTTAGCTCTTACTGAAGGAGTAAACAAAGGACTTCAAATAGCAATCATTCACTTACGTAAGTTGAATGCAGATATTTTATGGAAACAATTAAACTTCAATATAAATGAAAATGATTAAGAATTTTTTATGGGATAACGCTGGAGCAATATTTTGTTACTCAGTGGCTGCTTTAGTATTTCTAGCAATAGTAGCAATGGATTTAGTCGGAATAATTAAAATCACAATGTAATGAAAAAGACAGTGTTAAATGTAACGCCTCAAGGAGATTTTGAAAGTCAATACGGTCACTTCTATAAATGGGAGGTTGAGTTTAAGGATATGAAAGCAGAGTATCTAAGTAAG